CTGTACCTACCGCAGTATAGATTCCAGAGAAAGCAATGAGGATAAGACATGTCTAACTTCTCTACTAAGTTCGTCTCCCAGACCGGAGTGGGAGCGAGCAGCACAATCCTTTTCACTAACGTGGTGGATGATTTTGCAATGCTGCTTAATGCGTATGTCACTGGCACAGCGACGTACACCATTGAGTACACGATTGACCCTGACCTAAACACAGCACAGTATGTCCCGCTGGGTGATGCGAACAAGACTGCGTCTTCGGATGAGTCGTTCTACTTCCCAGTGAAAGCAGTTCGCGTGAATGTGACTGCTGGTGATGGCACTGTTAAACTCGTGGCGATGTATAAGGACTAACACTATGACGGAACATAAAGTATATGTATGCGCAGGATGCGGTGAACAACGAGTAGAAGAAATCTGGGAAGCTCCCGTCTTCAATGGTTTTCAGAAGACAGAGCAGACAGTGAAGTTTTTCCCAGAGAGCATCAAGTGTGATTGTGGCAGCAAGTTCTACCAAGAGGGTGTGAACCCCTTCAGTCCTGATACTGTCATGAGGCACGGCACTACTACTGAACCCAGCGTTTGGGAGCAAGTGAAGAACAGACCACGAGGTGATTTCTAATGACTACAAACTTCCATCAACCTGACCCACGTCGTAAAGGGAACGGTGACGGTAATGACGGAGGCAGCGGCTCTGGTGATATGACCAAGGCCGTCTACGATACCAACAACAGCGGTCGCGTAGATTACTCCGAGAAAGTGTTCGGCGTTGACACAGCAACGGCATCCCAATACTACGGTAAGAATGGCGCAGGTACTATCGGCTTCCATGACCTACCAGCAGGTGGCGGGGCGTCAGTGTTTACAGACCTGACAGATACTCCCGCTAACTACACTGGGTTCTCAGGTTACGGCGTCCGAGTTAATGTAGGTGAGACAGGACTAGAGTTCTACGAGATTACCGCAGGCTCAGGCGCAGACCTAGATGCACAACTACTAATCTGGCAGGGGATTTAACATGGCACTAACAGCAGCTAACTGGACACTAGACAGCTACACCGTAGCAACGTGGACAGACTTACTAACAGACGTATCGACAGTGGCAACACTCGTGCTGGCTAATACTTCAGGTAGCCCAGCGGCGGTACAGATTCGATTAACCGATAACACACCAACTAAGTTGACTACCATCCTACCCGCTTACACTTTAGCGGCAGGTACGTCAGAGGTGTTGGACTTGCGTAGTATCAACGTGGAAGCTAACCAGCGTATCCAGATTCAAGTGGACATTGCTGGCGTAGAGTTCCTAGCATCTGGGGTTATCATCTCATGATGAAGCCTAGCTCTAAGGCATCCATTAAGGCGGGGACGAATGCTGGCACTAAGCCGATTCTCCCTGACCGTCGAGACGAGAAGTACGTCCCACTCACTGTGTCTTCGGGCACGGTGGGTTCGGACCTGACAGACTTCCCGATGATTATTGACCTTCGGGATATGCCTGCCTCGTTCTGGACTAACGTCCGTTTCGATGGAGGTGACATTCGTTGTAAGACAACAGGTGGAGCAGACCTGCCTACCGATGTCATCTACTTTAACCGTGATGCGCAGGAAGGATATGTGGCAGTGAAACAAACACTGACCGCTGCATCTGATACCGTGGTCCACCTACACTATGGTGACTACACACTAACCCGCTTAGCACCTACTGACCCTAACGCACGTAATGCCGTGTGGTCCGATTACGAGGTAGTGTTCTTCTTAGGCGATAGCCTAGAGGACAGAGCTGGTACTGTTGTGTCCATCCCGAACACGGGGGACTCGAACAACCTAGTGCCTACTGACCTGCATACATTCACGCAAGACCCGCACCAAGGCTTGACCTTCGACCACGAAGAACGTGTGTGGTATGTGATAGATACCAACGCCATCTACAAGTTCAATGAGAACTTCAGCACACTGCTGGATTCAAACTTAGACCCATGTGGTGACACAGGCATCGTCGGAGCTGACCACTGTTCAGACTTGTGTGTACGTGGCGAGTATCTGTACTTCTCAGTAAACGACTTCGAGGCATCTGGCAGTCCGGTGACCATCGAGCATTTGGTTCGCTTTAACAAGAACGACCTGACATTCGATAAGTCAGCAGACATCTTTAGCACACTAACTGACGTCAGTGGTTGGGCCTATGACCAATCGACTGGCCTGCTAATCTCAAGCACATGGCCTGACATGGGGACTATCTACTTCTGGAACCCAGAGTCACTGGCGTTCGACCACACGCTGACCATCACTAACATCACCGCAACTAACAACCGCATCCAAGGTCTGGAATACTGGCAGAATGCCTACTGGCTATCCAGTGACCAATTTGATGAGGTGTTCCGTTGTGGCCTTGATGGAGTGCTTCAGTCCACTGGGCTATTCGGTGATACCATTACAGGTAACTTCGAAGGCATCTGCGCCTACGATAACTCACTGGTTGTACTCCGTGACCCTACCACGGGTAACTCGTCAGCCAGACAGTACGCCCCACTATCTGCCAACCTAGCAGTAGGCGGTGGCTGTCGTTACACCGATGATGGTGCTGAGTACCGCGAGATAGGTGGGCTATCCAGTGCTACTACATGGACTATGGGCGCGTCGTTCAAACAGAACTCAGTGAAGCAGCAAGCCGTTATCACCTACCGTGATGAGAGCAGCCCAGCAGCCAATGACCGTGCATCACTCACCGTGGACAATGGTGACATGATGGGGCTGTGGGACGACCAGAATAGCTGGCTATATTGCACCCCGAACGCTGACCCACTACTGACATGGCACAGGACTCACGCTGTATACGTAGGTACTACTGAGCGCAGACTATACTTTGATGGAGCACAGTGTGGCGTTGACTCGACTATCACTGCACGTGATGCCCAGTTCGATATGTTCGGTATTGGCACGAACGATGCTGACCGGACTGAAGCTGCGGATAGCGACATCGCCTTCGCTTACCTACGACTGAGTGACGTAGGCTCAGACTGGATTGCCGCTGAGTATCTGAACATCAACAACTCGACTGGATTCTACACAGTAGGGTCAGAGACAGACGTATAGGAGAAACTATGTTACTGACACCGGAGTTCAAGAAGGAACGCTGGGAAGCAGCGACCAAGGGAGAGATTCACGTACCCAAGGACATGAACCGTGCAACGGCTGCATTGTTCTGGGAGCATCGACATTCAGCTCGATTGGCGAAGCGGGGCAAGAAGCCACTGTTCAATCTGAGTATGCGTGACCACGATGACACGCTATCCTTCCCGCAACTCTACTTCCAGTGTGATAGTGACTACGAAGCCGCTATGGTAATCCTCGGCAGCTTTGACCATTGGCAACGCTTATGCGAGGCTAAGTGGTTCGCAGAGAAGCTAGCAGTATGGCAAGAGGAGAAGGCCATGCGCGATGTTGCACACGGACGTGCTAAGATTAGAGAATTAGCAGACAGCGGTAATTTAGCTGCTTGTAAGTTCCTCGCGTCAGGCGGACTGAGCAACAAGAAGCCAGCGGAGGAGAAACCATCCAAGCCAAAACCGACACCTGAACCTACAGCAACACCGGAGGATGACGATTGGTTGGCACACGGCATGAACGTTTTGGAGCAAGGTAAGTGAGTATCGAAGCATGGTTAATGGTTATTGCAATTTTCGTAGAAGGTCCACTGCTAATGTGGTGGGGGATGAGACAGAAGAAAGGTGAGGACATGACCAATGAACTCAAAAGCATTCGTCGCTCGATTGCAAAAGTACATGAACGAATGGATGAGGAGCTTGACCAGATTGAGGACAAGTACGCATCTAAAGAGAAGTTGAACCAAGAGATTGCACACACGAAGGAGTTGAACGACTTACAGTTCAAAGCCATCATGGAGAATCTCGATTACATTAGGAAGCGAGTTGATGAGTCACGAAGCTGAACCAGAGTTGGTAGACCCACGTCTAGTTAAACTCCGTAAGGCTTGCGAGGATTCGCTATGGGTGTTCGCCCAGACAGTAGAACCTCATCGTGTGTACGGTGAGTGTCACAAGGAACTGTTCGAGTGGTGGCAGAAGTGTGAGTTAGAAGACATTCATAACACGCTTGCACTGATGCCCCGTGACCACCAGAAGTCCCACTGCATCGCAGTGTGGGTTTGCTGGCAAATCTATAAGAACCCAGCCACTACAGTTGCCTATGTATGTGCGACTGAATCCCTAGCCATCCTACAGCTTTACGACATCAAACAAATCTTAACCTCCGATGAGTTCACACGTCTGTCCCCAGACATGATTGAACCAATGGAGAAGAAGCGCCAGAAGTGGGCGGAGACAGCAATCATTGTTGACCACCCTATCCGTAAGAAGGAACGACCACGTGACCCAACTGTGTTGGCTACTGGTCTGGACTCAAACAACATCGGTGCTCACTGTAACATCATGGTGAAAGACGACGTGGTGATTGATAAGAACTCAATGACTGAGTCGGCTCGTGCCAAGGTTGAATCCAAGGCAGGTCACCTGTCATCCATCCTGACAACAGATGGCATGGAGTTCTGTGTAGGTACTCGTTACCATCCGAAGGACCACTACCAGACTCTCATCGACATGGAAGAAGAAGTGTGGGATGAGGAGACTGATGAGCTAGTAGGTAAGAAGCCAGTGTACGCTACCCACGTTCGCGTGGTAGAGACAGATGGTGTCTTCCTATGGAAGCGCATGGCCCGTCCTTCAGACGGTAAGATGTTCGGCTTTGACCGAGCACAGTTGTCTCGTAAGAAAGCGAAGTACGCGAAAGACATGCGTAACTTCTACTGCCAATACTACAACGACCCGAACGCCATCAACGAGGGCGGTATCGAGAAGTCCATGTTCCTGTACTACGACAGGGAGAAGGTAGTCCGTCGTAACAGCTCATGGTGGGTAGGCAACAAGAAGGTCAACATCATCGCGTGTCAGGACTTTGCATACTCAGTACAGACTGGTAGTGACTCCACTGCCCTGTTCATTCTGGGGATGGATAAGGACAAGTGCATCTACATCCTAGACATCTACCGCTACAAGACCAAGAAGCCGTCTGTGTACTGGAAGTACATGGAGACTGCGTACAACAAATGGATGTTCAAGTGGGTGAAAGCTGAGGCTGTAGCCGCACAGGAAGTAATCATTGAAGCACTCCGTGAGTACGCTGAGCAGAACCAAGTGCCTATCCGCATCAAGGCGTATAAGCCTAACAGTGCAAGCGGCAGCAAGGAGGAGCGTATCGCTCAGACCCTTGAACCTGTCTATGAAGATGGTCGCCTATACCACTACCGTGGTGGCTTATGTGATATGCTTGAGGAAGAACTTGTGCAGGATAGACCACCGCATGACGACTTGAAAGACTGCTTACACATTGGTGTAGGCTTTGACAAACTTAAACCCGCTGTGCAGGAAGACGATGACCACGAAGACGTTAAGGTGGTTACGGCTTACCAAGGCTCAGGAAATAGATTCGGAGGCTATGCCTAATGAGTACCGACATCAAAACTCTAGTGAAGATGATGCAGGGTCGAGACGAAGAACAGGCGTTCATTGACGAGCTGATTATGCAGTTCACCAACATGGAGAACGCACGTGCCAAGGCTGACGCTGACGCTAAGGAGTTGATGGACTTCCTCGACGCGACAGACACTCGTTCGACTACTAACAATTCGCTCCCGTTTAAGAACAGCACAACCATTCCTAAGCTGGCCCACATCTACCAGATGATGGTGACTAGTTACATGGAGCACATGATTCCAAACCGTAACTGGTTGGACTTTGTTGGCAACGACAACGATGCAGTGAATGCTGAGAAGCGTCAGGTAGTGAAGGCTTATGTGCAGGGTAAGGCAGCAGCCTCGAACCTAGCAGGCACGCTTGAGCGTTTGGTAGAAGACTTCGTGACCCGTGGGTATGCCGTGGTACATAACCGCCACGTTACCGAAACTACCACTACGGTGGAGAACCGAACCATCAACAACTACACAGGCACAGTGGCAGAGCGTGTGAGTCCTTCAGATTTCTTCTGGGATGTGACAGCTTCGACACTACCACGTGCTAACAAGTGCGTGCGTACCCTATACACAATGGGCGGTCTGAAGAAAGAAATCCGTGACGGTACGTTCCCACTGATGAGTGAGGAACAGTTCGATGAGCTACGCAGTGAGCGCCGCTCAGTACGCGAAGCATTATCGGATGGGTACAATGGACGCCGTAAGTATGACTCCCTCTGTAAGAAGGGATATGGTGACATGCTGAACTACGTGAACGAAGGCGTGGTTGAAGTGCTCCGTTTCTACGGCACGTTCTACGATGAGCAGAATGATGAGCTGTGGGACAACTACGAGATTACTTTGATTGACCGTAAGATTATCGGACGCAAAGAATCAATGGACAACTGGCAGGCAAGCCAAGCAATCCACGTATCCGTGTATGAGTTCCAGAAGGACACCCTCGCACCTATTGGCCCACTACACCGACTAGTGGGTATGCAGTACAAGCTGGATAAGCGTGAGAACTTCCGCGAAGATATGCACGATAAGTTCCTGTCCCCAACTCTGAAGAAGATTGGTGACGTTCGTGAGAAGGGTACACGTGGTGGACCTGACCATACGTTCGAAGCAGAGGAAGGCGGTGATGCAGTGTGGATGACTCCACCAGCAGAAGTGCTTCAGCCAGATAATACTCTATTCGCCATCATGCAGTTGATGGAAGACCTGTCCGGTTCACCGAAGGAATCAATCGGGCAGCGTACCGCAGGTGAGAAGACTAAGTTCGAAGTACAACTACTTGACCGAGGTCAGAACAAAACGTTCCGCAACAAGGTGAAGAAGTTTGAGCGTGAGCTACTGTCTCCGACTCTGAATGACTACCTAGAGCAAGGCCGTCATCACCTAGATGCTGCCGACATGGTGAAGACCTTCAGCACTGACTTGGGTATTTCGAAGTTCGTTGAGATTACAGCCGACGACTTGAACCTGAATGGTGAGATGGTGGCGCAAGGTGCTACACTGTTTGCAGAGAAAGCGAACACGTTGCAGAACATCAACGCTATCGTGAACAGTCCATTAGGACAGTCACTTGCTCCGCACACCAGCCAAGCTAACTTGATGAGAGCTATCGAGATGCTGGCAGACATCGAGCAGTTCGACATCTACACGTTCGGCATCGGTGTTCAGGAACAGCAGAAGCTACAGCAGCTAGTGCAGCAGGCTACTGACCGTACAGATGAGCAGAGCTTAACCAAGGAGAATGTAGGTGAACCTGAATCAAATCCTCCACAGTGATTGGTTTGACTTCGACGGGTATGATGCCGAAGATTATGAAAGTAACTTTCGTGCATCTGCCAAGACAAGACATGCGATTAACTTGTGGATTGACCACGAGTTGTCTAAGCTAGACAAGGAGATGTCGCTACAGCGCATCAAAGAGAAACCCGACAGAGCAGAGCTTGCTCTAATCGTTATGGCTAAAAGGGAACAGCTACTTGCTTTCAAAGCCATACTTGAAATTGAAAATTAATGGAGTATCATTATGCCAAATCCGTTTGACCAAGGCGGTTCGCAACAGCCTCAACAGTTCGAAGATAAGACGCCAGAAGAATTTATGGCTGAGCTTGTCGGAGAAGACAAGAAGTACAAGACACCGGAGGAAGCAGTACGAGCACTAGCTCATGCTAACCACCACATCAGTACACTTGAAGGTGAGACATCCACACTGCGTGAGCAGGTGAGTCAATCCAAAACGATTGAGGATGTAATGGCACAACTAGCATCTAAGCAACAACCATCAGGCGATAATACAGGCGGCGACGACCAATCGCAGCAACAGCCTAAGCAGGATGATAACGTTGACGTAGAAGCTACAGTGAAACGATTGCTAGAACAGCAGATGTCTGCGCAATCAGCGAACAGCAATAAGCAGTCCGTAATCGATGCAATGCAGAAACAGTTCGGCACTAAGGCAGGGGAAATCTGGGACAAGGTCGAGAAAGAACTCGGCGTAGACCTAGAAGCTATGGCCTCAACTACACCAACAGCAGCACTACAGTTGCTAGGTGTGACAGGTAAGCAAGCCCCATCACAGTCTGGTGCATCCTTCAATGGTGACGGTCAGCCACCTCGTGACAGCGAGCAGCGACCACCAGAAGGTAGTAAGCGTTTAGTGGACTATATGCTTTCTCGGAATGAAATCACTCGTAAGGAAGCTTATGAGATGAAGCTGAAATTTACAGCCGACCCTGAGAAGTACAGAGCTTAAAGGTAACGACTTATGTCAACAGGTAACAACACTAGCAACACGCAAGCGTTGATTGTTTCCGAAGTCTGGGCAGACGAGATTCAAGACATCTTGCACGAGAAGTTACTAGACGTGAATATCGCACGTGTAGTTGATTTCCCAGATGGCGACAAGCTAACGATTCCATCAGTAGGTACACCAGTTGTACGCTCTCGACCAGAACAAGCGGACTTCACGTTCGATAACTTGGATACTGGTGAAGTGTCTATCATCCTTCGTGATGAAGTGTACGCAGGTAACGCAATCTCTAAGAAACTACGTCAAGACTCCCGTTGGATTTCTAACGTAGGTGCAATGCTTCCAGCCGAGCAAGCTCGCGCAATCATGGAGCGTTATGAGACTGACCTACTAGCACTAGGTAACCAGCAGTTCGCTGGTCAGAACGACCCTAACCTTATCAACAACGCACCACACCGCTTCGTAGGTACTGGCGCATCGTCTACTATGGACGTGACAGACTTCTCACGTGTTAACTACGTGATGACTCAGTCTAAGATGCCACACGGTGGTATGATTGGTATCGTTGACCCATCGGTTGCTCACTACCTAGAGACTATCACTAACATCTCTAACGTATCTAACAACCCTCGTTGGGAAGGTATCGTTGAATCTGGTATCGCACCAGACATGCAGTTCGTTCGTAACGTGTACGGCATCGACTTGTTCGTGTCGAACTTGCTACCAACTGCTAACGAAACTATCGACGCAGGCGGCGGTAACCGTACAACTACTGACGGTGTAGCTAACATGTTCATGAACGTGAGCGATGTGGGCTTACTACCATTCGTAGTAGCATGGAAAGAAGCACCAACTACTGAGTCATTCATCGACCCATACAACTCAGACTTGAACACAGCGACTACAGCTCGTTGGGGTAATGGTCTAGTTCGTGATGAGAACTTAGTATGTGTGTTATCTAACCGCGACCAAGTAACATTCTAAGGGGGATGTAGATTATGTCACGTGAATCAATCACAGCAGGTGCAACGGCGGGTGGTACTCGTCGTGCAGCTACCCACTACGGTCGTCGTCTTGAAGAAGGTGCAAACGTTTCTGTCCACCACGTGGATGGTAATGTGTTCCGTCAGGAAACTACCTTCGGCTATGACCAACTACCGACGTTTACGTTGGATGAGCTACACCAGCGCATTCCAGCAGGCGCTCGTGTAATCAGCGCTACCATCAAGGTACACACTACATTCACAGCTACTACAGCAGTGAACGTGAACTTCGGCTTATATGAGCCAGATGGTACAGTCATCGACCTAGACGGTATCGACGCAGCAGTGACTATCGCTTCGCTAGTAGCAGGCGCGTACATTGACTGTGACGGTGCACTAGTTGGTGCAGGTTCAGGTCTAGCAGCAGCAGGCCAGCTTGTAGTAGCAGCTAACGTAGATGACCTAACAGCAGGTGAAGCTACTATCGTAATCGAATACGAGAAAGCGGATGACCGCCAACAATTGATGAATGGCTAACACCTAACATCTTTGTATATACTAAAGGGGGCTACGGCCCTCTTTTTATTTAGGAGCGTATATATGACTAACCACGTAGATTTACCAAACAGTGAACTACACGAACCGAAAGGCATGAAGCCGCTGACTGGCGGTGCTGCTGACATTGGTAAGGTGATTGTATCCAAGGGTGACGGTACAAGTGAGGCGCGTAAGCTCACACCAACAGACATTGAAGGGCTAGGAGCTGACTTACTATCCGGTACATTCTTCGATGACAACATGGCTACTACCACTATTGATGTGGCAGTGGAGGGTAAGGAGCACTACATCGTAGGCGCTGCCCCTACTCAGATTATCCAAGTACAGCTACCAGACCCAGTGGAGTATGCTGGTGTGCATGTGGCCCTGAAGCGTGTGGACACTAACCACGGTGACGGTAGTGAGGTGAAGTTCATCCCACAGGCTGCTGAGACTATTGAAGGTGCAGCAGAGCTAGCCATCACAATGCAGAACACATCCATCGTCGTGACATCAGATGGTACAAACTGGTACATCCTGAATGACATCTACCCGACTAAACTCAAGCACGGCTGGTTTAACTATAACGACCTAGCCACAGCTACCACACCTATCAGCCATACAGGTGGCGTAGACACCAAGCTAACGAATGACACTTTAGGCCCAGCCACACTCACTCCATTCCCACCAGAGGGTGTGACGCAAGTGTGGGACGAAGTTGCCAACCAATTTGATTGGACCGAGCTACGTAATGGGGATACTGTAGACATCCGTCTCGACTTGGAGATTACTACTGCCTCAGCTAATCAAGAGTTAGAGGTGTACATGAAGCTAGGTGTCGGCGGTACTGAAATCATCGTACCTATCATGGACAGGGTAATCAAGACAGCAGGTGCTATCCGTATTGTAGAGTTCTCTAGTGTATTCATGGGCGGTGATAACACGCTGTTGAACCCAGCAGAGCTGTACTTCTCGTCACCAAATAACGCTACCATTAAGGTGAATGGTTGGTACAACCGAGTAATCGGTATCAACGACACCTACTAAGGAGGTATCATGGCGATTCGTAAAGGTGCTGCTAACCGCTTCGCTCCTATCAAGGGGTGGGTGACTGAAGGCAACCTAGCCAACTACCAACAAGATGTAGCACTCGACATCCAGAACATGACCATCGACCAGACAGGATTGACCGAGCGGCGCTACGGATTCTTGTCTGAGTCTGGTGACCAAGCCCTGCTACCTGAGTTCACACAGAACGCACGGGAGCGTGGCCTAATCTCCATGAAGTCATGGCAGGGTGTAGGTGATGGACTTGAGCGTAACCTGCTTATCTTCCACTCCGGTAACTACATCTATGTGTTGGAGGACAAGAGTCCTATCTCGTTTGCTAACGTCATCCTCACTATCAACCTCACTCAAGGTGGTATTGCAGTGGATGGTGGGGTAGTAGAACCATGCCACATTTCAGTGGGTATCAACTTTGCTGTGGTAACCAACCCTCGCATTAACCCCGTATTAATCACGTATGACGGTCAGGAGGACGATGGGAGCCTCATCCTAGCCTACCGTACCCTTGACCTGAAAGTACGCACACGTGACCTCCTGAAGCCATTTACGGAGGGTCCGAATTACGGCACTGCTCTGACAGCAGAGGAAGAATGGAACTTATACAACTCTGGATGGCCTCGTTCAGCTCGTGCAAGTAACGATAGAGAAGGTGGTGCTACCTCTACGGTGACGCCTATTAAGTATTACTTCGACAAGCGTGGGTTCTACCCAACGCACTCAGTGCTGTACTCAGCTATGAAGCTATCCAGTGCTAAGGAAGTGGCGGCTGTCGGCGCATTCTCCCCTTGGGAAGATGAGAAGATTAACTTCGGTAACACCACTCCACCTTTAGGTCGATTCGTACACAGTGCCTACTCGTTTGACTCCCGCTCGATTATGCTTGAGCAATTGTCGGACCGTGAGGACACTGACCCTGAGTTCCCTGAAGGTACGATTCCTAAGCAGCTCCGCTTCCTCATCACAGATGAAGGTGAGACTGTAACGTGGACTGTACGAGACAGACCTCGCTGCTCTGCCTACCACAATGGTCATGTGTACTTTGCGGACAAGGACTACCAAGGTAAGACCCGCATCCTAGTGTCACAACTAGTGTCGGACTTCGACAACATCGAGAAGTGTTACCAAGATGCAGACCCATCGGCAGAGGAAATCAATGACCTGATTGCTACTGATGGCTTCAGTATGTTCCCAGTGGGTATGGGTACGGTACTCAACATGATTGAGTTCAACCGTGGCCTGATGATTATCGCAACGAATGGTGCATGGCAGATTAAAGGTACACAGGGTGGCGGTGCTACGGCTACTGACTTCACCATTGACCGTGTAGCGACGTTCGAGTTCTTCTCACCACAATCGGTGGTGGATACTGGTGCAGCAATCATTCTATTCTCAGAGCGGGGCATCATTGCTATCGGGACTAACGAGTTCGGTGACATCACATCGCAGAACCTAACGGATGCGACCATTGATGAGTATTACCAGACACTCCCTCGTTCTGTAATCAAGAACGTGAAAGGTACTTTCGTTACTGATGAGCGTCGATGCTACTGGTGTATCCCGAATCCAGCAGACAGCTTGGGCAATAACCCATCGGATGCTGAGTTCGTACTAGTGCTGAACATGGACACAGGTGGCTTCTTCAAGTACACCACATCAGGTGGTCCGGTGTTACACCTACCGTACACCAAGCTAACCACTAACGTGGAGACTATCACTGACCCTATCACTGAGACAGATGGCACGCCTATCACCACTACTGGGGGTGAAGTGATTGGTACACAGCGTATCAAGACAACGTCTATCAAGTCAGAGGTTGGGTACTTCGCAAGTAACTACGACAACGGTACGTTGATTAACTTCTCAGCAGCAGCACTGGACGATACGTTCTATGATTGGAACAACATCGCAGGTGCTACACCGACTGATGCTAAAGCATTCATCGACTTCGCGTATGAGTATCCAGAGACTATGATAGGTGCAATCCAGATGCCGTATGTTCACTCGTTCTTCTTGAGTGGCATCCGTTCATCAACACCATCAATCGGTCAGGGAGCAACGTACCACACTGAGTACGCAGCTATCTCGTTTAATAAGCCAGAGTCACTTATGATTAAGGAGTATGCGGCAGCAACGTTCGTCAAACCAGAGGACTTGTTGACCGAGGAGATGGCAGTAGTATCGTTCTATAAACCTGACCCATTACACATTACTGGCATGGTTGTAGTATCATTCCATAAAGAAACCCCATAGGAGAAACACATGGCAATTTTAGATTTTGCAACTGGCTTCAGCTCAGCATTGGTGGGTAACACAGCCAACTATGAAGGTGGTGTACCTGACTCAGCTCAGAATGGTCACTACGTTCTTGAGGGAATCGAGGTGATTAACCAAGGTATCCGTGACAAGATTTGTAGCCTAAGCTGGACTGCGCGTACTGAGGTGTGGATTAGTTACTACCACTACCAAGACCAGCGAGACACAACTATCAACCAGCAAGAGATTCCCCCATTCATGATTGAGGGACTTAATGCTGATGGTGACCTACGTCGTTATGTTTACTTCGACGTTAACGCTACCAATGACAACCGTGTTGACCTAGTAGTTGATGGACGTGTCCTGATTCCGAGCATGAACCTAGTGCCAGCAGACGGTACACGTACCCGTGTTGATGTTCATATCAAGATGGATGCGGTGAACGGTGAAGCAGATGTGTGGTTTAACCAAGCCTTAGTTGGTACGTTCCGTGGTGACACTTCGGATGTAGAGCTAACAGACTTTGACCGCTGTTCAATGGGCTTCAGTGGTGACTGGGACTTCGGTGACTTCAGTCTTAAATGGTCAGCAGCATTCGCTGCCGATGAGGAATCAATCGGTATCACTATGGTGCAGCATGAGATTACTGGCAACGGTAGCCTACAGCAAATGTCCGGTGGATACACTGACATCAACACACTGAATGCGTTCGATGACGTGACTCGTCTTGAGTCCAACGCTACTAACCAGACCTCGACGTTTACGAAGGGCGCTACCCCGCCTATCTTCGGTACGGGCTATGACATCATCTCGGTGGGCCTATGCTCACGTGCAGCAGTAGGTGCAGCCAACAGTATCAACAACATCTCGCTAGTGATTGATGACCTGACGAACACAGTGGAGTCGGCAGACATCGCAGTTGACCAGTTGATTCAACCACGTAAGGCATTGTTCACTACTGCGCCAGATGGCGGGGCATGGACAGCAGCTAAGCTGGATGCAACGCAAGTCGGAGTTAAGAGTAAAGCATGATTCCATCGAACTTCCACAGTGCTCTACTTAGTGTGTCCTTTGATTGGTCATTGGATGCACGCACTGGCAAGATTACCCGCACTCAGGAAGCGTACAAGTACGAGCCTCGCCGTCTGTCTCAGGGCAGCGGTGAGCAAGACTACCCATACGAGGTGGTCGATACCAAGCTCCGCATTCGTGGGGCTGGTCGTGCTATGCGCATTCGATACGAGTCATCGGAAGGTAAAGACCTACGGCTATTAGGTTACTCCCTGATTGGCCTGAGCTTGAGCGATACGGAGGCTAGTAAATAATGCCTAAGCTAACCCTATTAGAAATGGTGGCACACGTAGCTGATAAGATTAGCTCCGATGAAGTGTCCACATTAGCGACAGACTCAGTTGAGGTGGAGGAGATTACCAAGCTAGTGCTTGAGGTGTTGGAAGACATCATCTACCGCAACGACTGGGAGTTCCTACGTGACCGACCAATGCAGTTGACGGCAGGCACTAACGAGATTGAACTCACCATCCCGACCAATGTGAAGAAGATTCAGACAGTGCGCTACCGCTTTGTCGATGCAGGCATTCAGTCAGGCTTCCGCACACTACAGTACATGCACCCTGATGAGTTCATCCAACGCTTGCAGAACAACCGTCCAACAGAGCCAGACACGGCTACTGTCATCATCAATGGCATGGAGTTGTACCCACGTACCAACCGCCAGCCTAGATACTGGACATCGTTTAACGAGCAGACCATTGTGTTTGATAGCTATGACGCAGCAGAGAACCCATCTGGTGTTGAGGCGACAGATAGCACAATCCTTGCTACAATCTATCTAGACTTCACAGGCAGTGACATCGAGACATGGGTAGCCCCTATCCCTGAACAGTTGTTCACTCTCTGGAAGCAAGAGTCAGTAGCCGAAGCATTCGTGCAACTGCGACAATCTGAAAACCCTAGAGCTGAACGCCGTTCCCGCCGCACTTATATTCAGCAGATTAAGAAAGAGCCAGTCACTAACAAGGACGAAGGCAGTAAGGAAGTAAACTATGGACGCAAGTAACGAAGATAGAGTACGTCGCCAGATGACAAAGAAGGCACACGAGACTTACATCGGCACGGATAGTACAGGTGCAGAGTATTGGTTAATCCCTTTCAGTGAGAAGACTGTAGGTAACCGTAAGTTCGAGATTCGTAAGAGTAAGAAGGCAGTTCCTAAGATGCTGCAAGGTATGATTACGGATGCAGGCACAGCGGTACGCTTATTCAACCAGCACATCCAGCATGAGAAAGCAAAGAAGAAACCTGCGGCTAAGGCGGCAGAGAAGTAAAAGTTACTTTCATCTAAACAGGGGCTACTAAGGTGGCCCTTTTTCTTTTAAGGACAGACTATGAAGATTTTCAAAGCCAATGTGGAATGGTTCGTGAACAACGGTGGCCCTGCCCTAGCAGTAGCACACCTTGATGAAGCTATGCCTGTGACGGCAGCTAAGGGAGAGTTCCGTGAGGTGGACTACAAGACCTACATGGAGCTGGAACTAACAGGGAGCTTACTCATTCTGGTGGCCTTGGATGACGATGAGAAGTTAGTGGGGTATGTAGTGGGTACAGCAACCCCGTCTATCCACAACAAGGGCTTCTTTGAGTTTAACACCACTGCGTTTTATACTGTGCCAGAGCAGAGAGGCGCAGGTATCGGGCGAATGTTATTCGACGGATTGCAACAGGTGTGCTCTGATTGTGGCGTGAGTGAGATTAACTACGTCGTGAGTGAGGGACAGCCTATGACCCATGAGGTGGTCCAGAAATTAGGTCTAATCAAGACCGAGACTATCTATACATTGAAGGTAAACCATGAGTAAAGTAGTTCAAACAGTAGCAGGTGCAGCCATCGGCTTCTTTACGGGCGGTCCGATTGGTGCAGTCGTTGGTGCAGTGGGAGCATTTGCCTCAGCATCAGCAGCAGAGAAGCGTGAGGAAGCAGCCAACCGCTCTATCCAAGAGCAGCAGAAGGCCAACGCTATCAACAATGCTCAGCAGGCTATCAACCGACAGCGTCAGATTCGTCAGTCACTAGCTGAAGCCCGTGTTCGTAGAGCGCAGATTACAGCCCGTGCATTTGAAGGCGGCCCAGCAGGTGCAGGTCAGAGCATCACAGGTGATACAGGCTCAGCCATTGGTAACGCACTGACACAGCAGGGCGCAGCATTTGGTATCTCCACAGCACAGAACAGAGCAGCCTCGTTCAACCGTGAAGCACAAAGCTCTAACAGCTTCGACACCCTAGCAGGTATCGCTGGTCTATTCAGTCAAGGCTTGTCATTCGCACAAGGTGGCGGATTCCAAGGACTGTTCCAACGTAGTGGTGGTCCAGCTCCAGTGACAGACCTAACAGGTTAAGAGGGCATTATGGCTAACGCAGATGAATTGAAGAACCTAGAAGCTACGCTATCAGGCACAGCCGATGAGAATGTAATGCCATCCACTGACATGGTGGGTGCATTCCTCTCTCCTACTCCAATGGTCACGCCTCGCGTGGCCTCTATGTATGCAGGGCAGGCAGCTATGATTGCAGGCCAACCGTATGAGGTTGAGCAGAAGCATGGGGCAGCAGCCGCAACAGACCCGAAGCTCTACAAAGACCAGACAACACAGCAATGGTATGCCGAGAAGAAAGCATCTGGCATGGAGCGCCTATCGCAGACACAGTTTGCGTCGGCTGAAGTGCTACAGGAAGCAGTGATTGCAGAGCAGCAGCGCATCAATAACCTTGAGGCTGGTGAAACTGGCCCAGTAGCAGGTGAGGTGGCATACGTTACTAACGCTGCACCAGAAGGTGATGCTGAGTTACTGGCTGAGAAGGCGTATGAGTTGGCCCTGTCCACTGAGATGAAAGCTCTCACTGATGGACTATCTATGGGCGAGGCTGTCGCTAACTTTGCAGGCTACCTACTACCATTCGGTGAAGCAGCAGATGTTCAGGACATCGCTGACTCGGTGAAGAACCAACCAGAGCTAGCAGCCGTAGCTGGTGAGGACTTGGAGGCGTTCATTGATAACTGGCAGGCACTACCTGCACAGCGTCGTACTGAGCTACTACCGTTCCTATCCCAAGCTATCTTGGATGCAACTAGCACACTGGGCTACACAGAGAATGAGCTGAAGGCATCACAGTTCTTGAGTGCGTTCCTTGAGTTCGACCCAGCAGAGACACTACGTAAGCAGCAGTTTGAAGACGTGGCATTCTCAGCATTCGACTTCATCCCTACCACTGGGGTGGTGAAGGCTATGAAGCCTACGGAGAAGGTGCTTGCTCGTAACACTGTGGCTAAGGCTGTGGATGAGGCGTTGAACAAGACGCACGCAGCTAAGGTGGCGTCAGATGTAGGTGATGTGAACGCAGCAGCAGCGCATACGCTAGCTGGTACGCTGGATGATGTGACAGCAGACGCACTGGGTACTACCCGTGTCGATGCAGCTATGTCAGCCCTACCACTTGAGACTTCCACGTGGTTCAAGCGCGTAGTGGATGATGACAAGCTACCGTCAGCAGTGGCAGACCGTATGAATAAGATTGCTGCGGAAGCTAATGGCTTTACGTCTACGCTATCTGAGGCTAATGGCCTAGTACGTCAGGGTATCCTGTCACCAGCAGAGCGAGTGCAGGTGCATAAGTTCTGGAATGATGACATGAAGGCGTTGGGCGAGGACTACCTAACTCAGAACCTAGAGATGGATAACCTCCGTATCGTGAAGGAAGGGAAGGATGGGTTCACCTATCAGTACACACTGAAGGATAAGAACGTACCTACTACACCGGACGGTAAAGAGAAGCTGGTACTGAAGCAAGGGCAAGTTAAGTTCACGCTTAACGATGTGACTGGTAACTTCAGTGCAACAGTGAATGACCCACTGGCACAGAACACCATCGCTAATAAAGCACTGTCCCCTGCTACATGGTCACGCCGTGGTGAGACTGGTGACTTTAACTTCGAGGTGACTAGCCAATTCGTAGGTGATGACGTATCAACTGCATACCAGACTAAGGTGGAGCAGGCATTGAACTGGGCTTTCGAGCCAGTGTCCAAGGCACGTCAGAGTGGCCTGCGTAAGATGGTGGAAGATGTGATTGTTGCGGGTGATGAGTATGTGAATGAGTCAGGTCAGACAGTGGGCCGTACATTTACGCCAACAGAACTGGCAGCAGGTGTGGAAACACCAGCAGGTACTATCCGACTCACTGACCCAGCGGCAGTGGAGACTTACTACCGTGTCCGTGCTTATGCAGACAGCATGTTCCAACTGGAAGATTCAGTGATTAAACGTGAGCTAGAGCTAGGTGGGTTCACAGAGGTGAGGCTACATGCCCTACCACGAAGCCTAGACGATAGCGCCACGGTGCGAAACGTGCGTGATGCGATGGATACCATTGCTAAACCTTACAACGACGTTACAGGCGCTCTCAGCGCGATGCGTAACAAGCGTGGTCAAGGCGTATGGGATGACCGTGCAGGTGCTACAGTCGATTTGACTGAGGACTATGTACGTCAAGTGTACGATGAGGGTGATGTGTTAGTGAGAATGCGCTCGGACTGGAATACCAAAGGTACTGGTGAGCTAGATGGTAGCGGTGAGTTCGTGCAGTTCGCACGTGTGAGCAAGGACAGAGTGAAAGCAGCACTACCGGAGAACGTACTCCAATATCGTGACGGCTACTTCCCTAAGATTAGTGAGGCAGAGTATTTCGTTACACGTACCCAGAAGCTATATGCTCGTGGTCGTGATGGACTACAGCGCACTGAAGCACTGCGTGGGTTCAACAGCTTGGCTGATGCTAAGACATTCCGTGAACAGCAGGTGGCGCGTTACATGCGTGAGAAGGGAGCATCCCGTGCTGAGGCAGAGGACATCTTCCCTGAAGTGAAAGCATCCATTGACCTCACTCCAGCGGAACGCTTGGAGGGTGCAGTGGCTAGACATGCTGGCTTGTACCACGGAGCACGTTCTAAGGACGAGCTACTGTTCGGTCTATCTGGTCAGAAGATGGCACGTGTGAATCCTATCGAGGCATTCCAGCGCCACGCTGCTCACTTGGGTAACTTCTTCAACATGAATGAAGTGCGCATTGCACGTGAGAAACGCTGGCTGAATACAGTGCGTCAAGAGTTTCCAGAGGTGGAGGTACGTGGGTTCGATAACACTGCCATCCCTACTGGTACGAAGAAGGCTAAGGCTATCGAGGCTATGCGTACACAGATTCGTGAGTGGAATAACATCCCTACTCGTGAGGAAGCGCTGTTCGAAACAGGCGTACAGAAGCTACATGACTGGGCTTTGTATGGTGTGCGTCGTATGGGCTATGCAGATAAGGAGAGTGTGAAGTCATTGAACTGGCTGAAGCACGCCAATGGTTATGCTGCTCTGAAGTCAGCTACCATGCACGGCCTACTAGGTGTACTTAACCCTGCACAATGGTACGTACAAGGCTCAGCTATGGCGATTGCCATGTCTAAGTTCCCACGTCACGCAGGTGCAGCACTTAAAGCAGTACCGCAGATGTCTATCCTAGATAACATCAAGAGCGTGAAGGGTGCAGAAGAAGCCATCCGTATTATGAAACGTGGAGGATTGTTAAGTGAACGAGCGGAAGCTAGCTATCGTGCTTGGAATCGCACTGGTTTGCAGGAAGCTGTATTCAATAACTCCGATTTGCAGCGTGTATCTGGTTTTGGATTGGGTTATACCGCTAAAACTATTCGCTCCTTGGACTTCCTTTCCCTACTACCTTATCGTGCTGGTGAGTTAGCAGCCCGTCGTGCGACATTCGTCACCGAGTTTGAGGAATGGGTGAGACGTACTGGGCGTACAGACCCGACTGATGTGGAGTTGACTCAGATTCTTGAAGAAGTACACAAGGACTTGCTGACTCTTGGCCCTGCTAACAAGGCATGGTGGCAAGGTGGTGCTAACGCAGGCTCTATCCGCCAAGCATTGGGTGTGGCTACACAGTTTATGCAGGTGGGTACGAAGACACTAGAGCTGGCTCTGAAGAATGAGGGACGAGGTGGCCTAACTAGCGGTCAACGTCTACGTATTCTGATGGGACAGACTGCACTGTTCGGTGCGGCTGGTGTTCCATTCGCTTCATGGATGGTACAGGGAATCAAAGAGTTTGCAGGTGTGAATGAACTGGACCCAGTGGTGGCAGATGCTATCAACCAAGGCATGATTGGTGTGGCAGGTAACTGGGCTGCGGGTGCACTGGATACAGATGAGTCATTAGACGAGTATGCAGACCGCATCTTGAATGGTGGTTACCAACCTACTATCCAGATTAGTGAGCGTTTCGGTATCGGTGCGCAGACAACTGAGATGGTTAAGGAGTGGTTCACCAATGAAGACCCGCTCATCGTTAAGATGGCAGGCCCAGCAGGTGGTGGTGTACTAGGTCGTATCTATGAGGGATTGCAAGAGGCGTATGTCGTAGCTTCAGCAGACTTCACAGACTACCAAGAGCTAGATGCCCAGCAGTATGAGCTGGCTATCAGCGTATTAGCACAGGCACTAGGTGAAGTACCAAGCACACTACGTAACGCAGTGAAAGCTCAGCTAATGTCCAACCACCAACGTGTGTTGAACTCTAGTGGTAAGCTACAAATTGCTAAGGACTTCTACCCGTCCGAGATTCTGGCTACCTACTTGGGCTTCCAGACAGTGGATGAAGTGCAGACCCGCTTACTACAGCAGGACGATAGAGCTACGCAGGAGGCCATCCAAGCCTACGCTGCGGTGCGTACTAACATTGCACACAAAGCTATCTACAGCATGAGCCTAGATGAGAGACAGATGGCTGCACTAGCCTACGCACTACAGGTGCTAGATACTTCAGTCGGTCCATACATCGGGGCTAAAGGTCGAGACGCATACGTGGAGCGTGTACTGAATGTCCGTGAGCAGAGTGTGAAGGAGCAGCAGATTCAGAAGTTCATCGAACGCACTGCCCCTGAAAAACTTTCTAATGATGCTATTATGGATAGCAAGACATTCAACAGTGAGCGCCCATTGGTGCAACCATTCAGCCAGTGGCTAAACAAGAAAGAGGCAGATTAATATGGCAGGTCCATTCGCAACAAGCGGTAACAACGCAGGCGACCTATCACCAGTCCAACTACGTGGGGGTGCTTCTGCCCCTATCGTACCAGACCCAAAGCTAGGTGCTATCGCAGCAGCAGGTGAGGCTATCGAGACTGTGTCTCAGGTGAGCCAGCAACGCCTACAGAATCAGGCAGTGACAGGAATCCAGTCTGAGATTCAGAGTGTACGTGATGCACTACAGATTGCTAAGGAAGGCACAGCCACAACTGTGTTCACGGCTGAAGCATTGAAAGACCCGTACATCAAGCAGGTGTTCTCGGAGTTCAATGACATTCAATCGGCCTCATTCCAAGGCAAGTTCCCACAAGAGATGGCACTACAGCGTATGGATGCACTACTGTCCGAGGCTATCAGCCGTCGTCCTCAGTATGCAGAGGCCATCCGTAAGGCAGCTAACGAGACAGCAGGGGCTAACATCTCCGCTAAGTTCTTCGACCAGCTAATGACTGAGACTCCTGAGCAACAGGCGTTCGAACGTCTAACTCAAGAGGCTGCATTCTACGGTATCGAGCAAGGTACATACCGCAACCTAGTGAACCAACAGTTCCAGCGTGACCAGATTGTAAATCAGATTGACTTCGATAAGGCGCAAGGCACTGTCACATTAGGACAGCTACGTAACCAAGCCAACAACATGGTGTTTGGTCTAACTCAGGACATCATGGGAGCTATACGAGCAGCCACCGCACAGGGTGGTGTAGCTAATCCAGAGGAATACCGTCAGTTCGTATCACAACAGATGACTATGATTCGCCAACGTGTGCTAGGTAACGTCCCAGCTACAGTGACTAGCTCAGACCTCAACTCAGTGACAGCTCAATTGGACTCAGCAGAGGAACGTCTGTTTGCACAGATTGATAATGGCTCGATGGTTAAGCTAGCGACAGAACGTACTGACCTATTCTCGGCCCTATCTAAGCAGAGCGCACAGCAAGGCGCACCAGATGCGATGATGATTCTCGAACTACTAGGCACAGAGCAAGGTCTGAAGTACCTAGATGAAGTGGCTAAGGTGGAAGCTAACCCAACAGGGTACAAGTCTATCTTCATGAACAACCGTGGCGGTACAGCTAACCTAGTGGACGGTATGCTGATGCAAGGTCAACGCTTAGGTCTAATCCTAAACGGTGAAGAAGAACCACGTGATGACGTAGAGCGTACACAAGCAGGTACTATGGCAGCTCAATCCCTACAGGGTGGAGCAGTGGACCAGCAAGGTAAGGTTATTATCACTCCGCAGAAAGCACAGCGTTTGGTACAGGTGGTGGAAGGTATGGGTGTGGACTATTCACTCACTGCACTGTCTGACCCGAAGGTGGCACAGACTGTGGCAGGTATCAAAGAGACTCATGGACAGGTGATTGCAGTGTACAAGCGAGGGGAGTCAGCACTACAGCGTGAGTACAACCAGCTCAAAGCTGAGGGCTTCCTAAGTGACGGGGATATTCAGGTGAAGAATGGACAGTTGTTCGTGGACTATGGCAATAGAGCAGCCAACCTAGATGCAGGTGGTCGAGCTAACATGTCGTCATCCATTGACACGTTCATCCGTAATGCAAACCTCACACTACGTATGGGCCAAACCTATCAGGCTCGTGGTGTATTCCCTGACACTGTATTCAAGAACACAGGTGCACTGATTGAATCCATTGTGAAACAGGAGGTGGCAGTTGAGAACACTGAGACAGGTAATGGTAGCGTCATCCGTTATGACATTGATGCTAGCGGCAACCTCTTTATCGTGGAGTAGTGACATGCAGAAGGTAGAGTTCCAAGGAAGACAGTTCGAGTTCCCGACTCAGGCAAGCAAGGAACAGATTGAAGGCGCATTACAACAGTACCTACAGAGCCAGCCCACTGCGGCTGGTATCTCTACGCCTGACAAGAGCGCAGCTATGCGTACAGAGGAGCAGTATGCCCCAACTGAAAGTTACTTGGGAGAAGGCGAGAGCCCACAGCTACAAGCACTGCACAAAATGAACAAGGAACAGCGTCAGTTCGCTGATGCTATTGCAGAGGTGGAGACAGGAGGGCTTCAGAATCGCAGCGTGCGTACTCAGGTGAAGCCGAACGGTGATGGGGCAGGGTCTAGTGCCTATGGCACGTATCAAATCACTCACGGGCTTCTGGGTGGCTATATCAATAACAGGGTGGTGGAGTTTTCTGAGCAGGAAATGACAGCAGCTCAAGAGCTACTACGTCGTCAAGAGATTAGCTTGGCTATTGGGGGTAGGGATAGAGCGAAGTATCAGGCAGGTGGTGCGAAGCATGGGCAGGCAGTAGCATGGGCTAAGTCCTACGGCTATGAAGATGTGGACTCGTTCCTAGATGCGTTCGATTATGGCGGCACTCTAGGTCTGAGTAATGATGCAGAGTTTCAGGTGTTGTATGAGTCGATTGCACGTAAGATGCTTAACCGACATCTGAAGGATGCGGGTGGTGACCCGTTCAAGGCAGCACGCCAGTGGCATGGTGGACCTAAAGGTGCGGGTAAGAAGACAGATATGTATGAGCAAAAGGTAAGGAAAGTGTATGAGCGAAGTAATTAAGAAAGGTGTGTGGTGGGTAGAGGTGGATGCTAAGGGGAAGGAGCTGAAGCGTAGCCGAAACCGATTCGAGCCTAGTAAGAAAGCAGCGCCTAAGAAGAAGGCAGCAGCTAAGAAATAAAAAGGGGGAGCATTAGCTCCCTCTCTTAGTATAGTGACACAGTGAGTGAGAAGGCACGGTACTCGGTGTCTGCGAGTATAGCCTCCATCGGTTGCTCTAGGTGAGCACTAGCAGCCGCATCATCCTTGAAGGGCTTATCTATACGGATGAGCTGCACCTCAGTAGGTGGTTTAATCAGGTCACGTGCATGGCACTGGTCAAGACTGCTCTCGATGTTCATAGTCTCAATCAACTTCTCCATACAAGCGACTGCCATATCCTCAGCTACAGCACGTAGCGCTGCTCCATGCATATCGAACTGAGAGAACTTAGCTTTGTAATCATCCACCACAGCAGCAACGTACTTGTCACCTAGCATTGTGACGTACTTCATTTCATTCAGTGCGCCCAGTGTGCGGAAGCGGTAGATAATCATACATGCCTCCGCTTTACTGCGTCTGCGAAGTCAGTGATGGTGTCATGAACTCCTCGCATGTGGTTCCATCGCACTGTTGGCGGGATGGATACACTCTCAGCAACGTGGACAGTGGCCTGATACAAGGCTTCCGATGGTTCGCTGGTAAGGCTTTCAAGTATGTGCGCTTTGATAAGCTGCTTAGTGAGTAGCTGCGCCACACCGTACAGGTTGACAGGGTTGGCTTCATCGCAAGGGTACTCAGCACATACCACAGTATCGCGTAGCTTAGCCGCAAAACGTATCTCACCACTTTTTGCAGTGCCGTCATAATATCTAATAACATTGTCTTTACTCATCTCCTTGCTCCTGTTGAGGTGGTTGGAATAGACCGACTGTACCACCAGTACCAGAGTCACGTGTCATTGCATACTGCACTGCTTCCACAGCACTCATGCCCATGTCCATAGCAGCCAATGCAAAGGTGTCACCGCTACCGATAGCGTAGTTGTACGTTAAGTCCCACTGTACTTGCTCAGCTTCAGCATTGTGAGTGTGCAGGTTGTACGCTACAAACTTGTCCTGCTCTGCGAAGTAGACGATAGCGCTCATCGACATATTGCGGCAATGCGTTAAGTCTTCCTCACACAGCCCTTCATCCCACAGACTAGTGACCTGTTCGATTAGAGGCACATCACCAGCAGCAGCTATAACATCACCGCTCTCGCAAGTGAATAACTTGCTCTCGTTGTCGTTGATAATCATGCCATCAGGTAGGCAGGCACGTCCATCGGTTGCGATGGTACGAGACTCATGGCGGTATGTGATTGTAGTCATAGGATTTCCTTACGAAGAAAGGGGCACGAAGCCCCCATCTTATTTCTTGGTTTGTTCAGAGAGTAGGCGCTCGTTCTTCAGAGCATCTGGATTAGCACCTGCTTCTTTCAGGCGGTCCTGCTTCTGCTCGAACTCCTCGTCAGCGAACCCCGCTTCCCAAGGGCGCTTGCCCTCACGTGTCACTGTACGTTTCTCTTGCTTGTCTTCTGGTTTACTCATCAGCTAACTCCTGTAGTTCTCGATAAGTTTCTATGGTCACAAAGATAAGGCGTTCACTCTCTTGGAATGCCACAGGTACATCACCTTCTTCCCAATCAGCGAACATCTTGAACCATTCTTCGGGCCGTACTTGTACTTCCCATCCATCCTGTAGCACAGGAAGTATAGACTCAACAACGGGTGTCATGCTAGTCGAGCCATTCACTCAGTGCACCGGAGACACCGTCACCCATCTCTACGTCCATGCCCACTTCATATTCGAGGTAGGCGATTGCATCCACCAATGAGCAGCCCCACGTCTTGCATCGGTAGTAGAGGTAGATACCTACACTGCGTGACTTACCTTGGTTACAGTTGATGAGGACAGGTACTCCCATTGCACAGGCATTAGTGATGATGGTCACTGCGTCATCGAAGATAGCCTTCGGAATAAACTCAGGCTTCGGGGAGTCAACCAAGTTGTACGCAACGAACGTTTCACGGTGTGCCATCAGGTACTCATCGCTGTCCTTCGGAGCAGCACGTCCAGTGTACCCCACTGCCTTGCGGTGGTATGGTTCTTTAGCTGCATGTACGCAGTAGCCGCCTTCATGGTCAGCGTAGAACTCATCTACGTCTGCATCACATCCGATGAATACACCATCTTCTACTTCAATCATTTGCTTGCTCCCTTAGTCGTAGCTGTGTAGCTCATGTAGTGCTTGGCCTTAGCCACAGTGTCGTGGTGTATCACCTCTGACACGTCGCCATTACCATTCGTCTTCCATGTGACATTACTGTCACGGTGTACCTTGCCACCCTTACAAGTGGCGTGTGCTGTTCGAAATTTCATAGACCTTCAATCTCCGATTCATTGCCGTCATAGTCACGGCATATGTCTGCGGCTGCACGTAATTCCGCGATGGCATTTAGCGCATACGGTTCTTCTTTCTCGATGTGGTTAGCCAACGCCTCAAGGACGTCAGCTACATCACCTAAATCACTGGCACGAATCACTTGTTATCCCCTTTGTATTCGTCGTAGTCTTCCAGAATCATCACCAGTTCGTACATGTCTGCCTTATCCAAGGACAGTTCCACTTCGACATCGCCATCACCTAACTCATCGTAGTTGGAGATGAATGATTCATAGTCCATACCTGCTAGCAACAGCTCTGCAACGGAGCGTAGCTTGGCAGCACTAAAGGCTTTAGGACCAGAGCCTCGGACTTTGTTTCCGCCCTTGTTCTCTGCCTTCTTTAGCATGTGCTCTAGGTGATTGAGTGCCTTGTCACCATGCTTGATGATGGCCTCAACAGCCACAGTACCGGACACCTTCTCTGCTCTTACAAGCTCTTTGATTTCTTCAGGAGCTTCTGCCAGTAGGAGCTTGTTGTTGACGGCGGTACGGCTAATACCCAAGCGCTTAGCAAGGGACTCAGGGGTGTAGTCACCTTCGGCCTTGATGTCAGCAATGACTTCAGCATCTTGCAGGTAGGTAAGTGGTAGGCCAGATGTACTCGCTCGCATTGTAACCTTGCGGTCAGCGGCTGAGCCTTTCCATTCTTTGACGAGGAGCAGGTCATCGTGTCCCTCCTGTTCTGCGAGTTGTTCTTTAGCAAGGTGACGGTGGAAGCCTTCAATTACATGTGGTACACCTTCGCGCATCTCTACCAGTACGGCAGGCATCCACTCATCTTCACGCATTGAGTGCTTCCAACGTTCGAGGTGTTCTACATCTAGGTCACGGATGTTCTCGTCCCAGTTACATACGATGGATGCGATAGGGATGAGGAACTCTTTCTGTAGCGATGCACCGCTGTCCTTTGTTGCGTTGTACACGCCGCTTAGTGAGTTAGATTTTCTAGCCATATTGCCTCCTAGCAATTTCTACGGTAATCAGTTGCCACACTTCAGGGTCACGTTTAATCCACCACTTGGCATGGGCACGTAACTGTGGCAGTGAATAGGTTTGGAAACGATTGAGCAACCGCACCCGATAGATGCGGCTGTCACTTAGTCGGATGATGTTGGACATGCGAGTAGTATCTCCCCATCTGGATGCTTGAACACAATGTTGTCCACGTCCGGTAGGGAGCACTGCTCTAGCACAGTGAGAACTACGCGCTTGTAGCCTTCAATCATGCCTTGTTGGATGCCATAGTTGTAGGCATTGCTGAGTAGGTTACGCACGTTGCGCTCCTTCTCCGCTACTTGCTCTGCTGTGTAGCAGGACACCTGCACGTCACTGGCTTCCATCGCGTCTGAGTAGAACATTAGCAAGATGGCTAATGCTACAGCTAGTATGATGTAACCTAGACGGCCTTGGTTCTTCTGTGGATTACTCATTGTACTTCTCCTTCAGATAGGCAGTGAACGTCTCGATACGTACCGCCTCGTTGTTTCCTTCAGGGAGGCCCAGCTTTGAAAGTTGCTTTCGCATTGGACCAGCTTTGAGCTTCTTGAAAGCAGCCAGCTCTTGCTGCATAGGTACTTCTTCCCACGTACAGCCAGTACGCTGCATGGTGTTCACCTTCTCGTGACAGCCCTTACAGATTTCACGGATGTCGTCGTAGCCTACCCACCACATACGGTGTAGCCATTCGATGAACTCGTCGTGGTTAGAGAATCCGTACCCACCTTCGAGGTGGTCCACTTGTAACTGGGAGACAGGGAACCATTGCTCACAAATCTCACAGCTTCTCAGCTTCTTGGTACGGGGCGATAGCTTCACACCAATAGGGTAGCCTTCCTCTATGGCTGTAGACACAGCTACGGCTGTTCTACTGGCTGTGTAGCGGTGTTTGATTGGGTGTCTAGCCCATATCTTACGGATACCAGAGCGTCCGAACTTAGATAGGAAGTCGTTCTCATCCTTCCACAAATCTGGAGCATCCTCCCACGGTTTACTTTTAGCCATACATCACCACTTCTTACCACCCGCTGCATCACGCACTTCAGGGTCATGGTCAGGTCTGTTCTTGTTGTACTGAATCTTGGCTTCCATGATTTGCTCCATGCAGTAGCCTTCACGAGCTACGATACGGTAGGCCAAGACAGCCGCACGCTGTAGCTGATGGGTATGGAACAAGTTACCACGCTGTAGCCACGCCTCACTGATGCAGGCATGTAGGTTTGCTAGGTCAGTGGGCATGTCATCAGTCAGCTTCCATTCAGATAGCCCGTCATCCCAGTTCACCTTCTTAGCACCGAGGTAATCAAGGATACGGATAGCTGTGTCCGCCATCTCTACCACCACCATCGGGTACTCCACGAGATGGGTGTCCAGTAGTATCTTGCGTAGACCTTCGACACCTTCACTCACTTCGGAGTGGAACAGGCAGATGAACTGAGCTGTGCTGCGCTCGCCAGTGTGCCAACCTTTCTCACAGTTCTGCTTGTAGATGGCAGGCTGTATCTGCTTGTAGTAATCAGTGATGATGTGTAGTGGTTTAGCCATCGGCAATCTCCCATGTGTTAGTGATGATAAGTGACTCGCCCTCAGCAAGAGGCATTACTGCACCTAGCGCAAGCTGTGGCATTACGTCGCCTACTTCGTAGCCATCTTCTGAGTCTTTCTGCTGAATGACTGTAGCTCTAGCAGCTCTGCCATTTATAGCCGTGATTAGGACTACACGCCCTGCATCAGTTATAGCCCAGTAAGGCAGCTTCAATTCCTTCTTAGGCTCGTAAGGTATTCTGTCGTGTTGGATTAGGTAGCCCATGCTAGTCCCCCCATGTGAACTTGGTGTGTTGGTAACGACGTAGGAACAGTAGGTTAGCTGTCTCACACAGCATCTCCTGCCACGTCAGGTGAGTGATGCCATCTTCTGCCATGACACCGTCTGGATACTTGCGTTCGTATTCTTGGGCAACGAACTTAGCCATGTCCCCTTCAGTAATGAACTGACTGATAGCAGCAGTCGAGGTCTTGATACCCCAGCCTGACTTCTGTCTATCACCGGACAGTCCTTTGATGTTATCAATGCGGTCACCCATCAACATCTGGATGTATAGGTTACGGCAAGCCTCAAGCTCCGTGACATACACCACACCTTCCTTCATCTTGTTCGGGTTGAGGTGGTAGCCCATCACTGTGCGTAAGTCCTTATCGGGTGAGCACACAATCACACGGCCCACGTTGTTACGTGCAGCAGATGCCATCGAGTCGTCGGCCTCCAAGCCTTGGCACACGGTGGCCTTGAACGCCTTCTCCATGAATGAACGGATGTCGTCATAGTAGACAGGCTTCTCCATATCCTTACGGTTATCTTTGTAACCTTGGATGGTGGCATCATCATTGCGCCATAGCGTAGAGCCTTTGGTTAAGAACCACGCCTGCTTAGCACCACGCACAGCAGTGTTAATCTGCTTCTTCTTGTTACGTAGTATGAGGCGGCACTTATCAAAGTCTTCCACCCAGTGGAGGGTGTCTAAGTTATCGAAGTCAATGTTAGCAGCACGGTCTGGATGTTTCTTACACCACGCATTGAACTCTGACTTCTTAACCCAATGCCCTACGAACTTACCATCCTTCGTATAAGCAATAGGCTCGTTGTGTTCAACAGAGAACCCCGCTGCGTACACGAACGGGTCGCCATCTACCAGTGTTCGACATTCTTTGAAAGGGAGTTTGTCACGTACTGGCTCGTCGGTGAGTGGCTCGAATGGGTCTGCCATATAGGGCAAAGGGTTAATCAGCATTGCCTACTCCTTGGGTAAGATTTCCCACTTACCTTCACCATTGTCTTTCGCTTGGTGTGTATCACCTAGCCCCTTACGTTCGATGAACGCCTTAGCCTTGTCTTCATTGAAGAAGAACTTAGGCTTACCATCCATGCCTAGTGACTTATCCTTCGCCATAGTCTGCCTCCTTAGCTATGCAGCACTTCTTGTACTTCTTACCACTACCACAAGGGCAGCACTTATTACGCTGGTTATTCTTAACACGACGGCGCTCTTGCACCAGTGTGACTCGGCGCTCAGCGCGGGGCATTTCTTCTAGCAGTTCTGCCTCTGCCTGAGTGAGCCTCTCTAGCTCTCCCTTATCCACCATGCGGTCAATAGCTTCTGCTTCTGCTTCTGCTTCACTGAAGCGCATTAGCTCTAGGCTTCTATTGTCCATCTTCCTGCCCCTTCAGCTTGGTGTGTAGTTCTTGTAGCTGTGCTACATCCAGACCCTCCAACTCACGTCGGATACCTGCACGGCTAGGTACACCCACCTGTGACACATCGTGGATGTCAGCAAAGCGGTGCGCCAAACGCATAGCCACTTCGTTCTTGAATACGAATCCGCTGTTCGTCCATGCAGAGTGTGGCTTCTTGCCACGGCTACGGTTGCGCTTAGCACGCTTGGTTTGCAGTGCGTTACGCTCTTGCTTAGTAGTGTGTTCTTTCTTCATCGGTTGTCTTCCTCTAGTACAACATACGATACGCGCTTAATCTTAACGCGCTCCTTCTGGCTTTGGATGCTGGATAGCACTCGGCAGATTGAGGACTTATGTATCCCCAGCTCGAACTCTATCTCAGCGAGGGAAGCCTTACCCCCTTTCTCTATGATGAAGTCAACGACGGTATCAAGCTGTGACTTGTACTCGTACGTGTTCTCCTCATCCCAGATGTACACCCCATCACGTAGACGCTGGCAGCATGTCAGTGTTCTAGTTAGACGGGCCATACGATTAGAACAATCATGACGCGACAGGTCACCCAGTGCCTTAGACACCTGAAGGGGAGACACTTCCTCCCCCTTGTGTTGCTCCCACCACTCAATGATGCGCGTCTCTATCGTAGCCTTCGTTCCCACTGGCTCATCTGAGTAGACGAACTCACCCTGACCTACACGGTAGATGCCGACGTCTTGGTTGTACGTCAGTCTATACAGGGCTGTACGGGTGGAGGCGAATGGTAGGTCCAATGCGTTAGCAATGTGCTGAGCTGTCTTGGCCTTACCTTTGAATGACTTTAGGTAGTCGTGTATCAGTTGAGTGTTGGCTTTCATATTAGATGTCCTCGTCGTAGCTATCGCGGGTGACAGTTACTTTCAGCACGTATGGCTGACCGTGTTCATCGAACTGTAGTTCCTTGAACTGCTTAGCACCAACCAGTGCTTTCAGATTCTTGACCTGTGTCGCAGTCTCGATGGTCATGATGAGAGACTTCTCCTCGAAGCCACGTTCAATCTCCTCATCCTCGACACCTGCTGCACGGAGTTTAGCTTTGAGACGTTCAATCTCTGCTTCAGCTTCAGTCTGCTTCTTAGCCTGTGCTTTCTTAGCAGCTTCTTCGTCTGCCTTCTTACGACGTAGCACAGCTGCATCAAGTGGCGCTTCAATCTTCTTCACCGACGCGATAGCTTTGTTCTTGGCTTCATCAATAGCCTTCGTTACCACTAGGTACGGGGCTTTGACTTCCTTGTGCTGGTTAGTGATGGCAGTACGCAGCTCAGTACAAGTCTTCTTCGCACCTTCCACCACTGCCTTCTCATCCACATGCACTAGCATTGCGTCTAGCTTCTCGTCTGACCAACCGAACTTCTCGGCAAGCTGCACAATCTGTGCATCGAACTTAGCTAGGGATACGGTTACTTTCTCAGGTTGTAGTACGACTGGTAGTTTCTTCTCTGTCATGATGTGTCTCCTTAAAATACGAATGTGTGTTGCTCTAGGAATGTAGGTAAGTATTCGTTATGAATACCACCACCTAGTATGTGGCGATTCGTGACGCGCCCATCTGCTACACGCACCACCACATAGAGTGAGCGTTCTTGGAAGTCAGCGCCAGTACCAGTCAGTGACCACACCTCACCCACCTTGGGTTGCTTGGGCTGCATTAACGCAAGAGGGAAGTCAAACTCACTGCTACTCTCTGTGATGTCCTCGCCTTCATCATCGAGGATGTAGGGCTGCTTGTTGTCTGGGTTGACGTGTATAGGGTAGCGTTTACCCTCCGTGAAGAACTTAGTTTCAGCGTGAGTGCACACTAGTACACGCCCTTCGTCACGCTCACTGTAGTTGAAGTGGTTAAAACGGAAAGTCATGTTATTTCTCCATGTGATGTTGTTTGTGACAGGCTGCACATAACCAGATAACTTCCAGTGGTTTATTGTAGTCCTCGTGATGTGCATGTGAATCTGGATTACTGCAACGCTCACAAGGTAGACGTGTCAACTTACCATCTCTTACTGCGTTGTTTACTAAGGTGTGTGCCTTGTACTTCTCAGGGTTATCAGCTCTGTACTTCCTCGTGTAATCAACACCCTGTCTGTTACCCCGCTCTCGGTCGTAAGCCCTGTAGTAATCTAGCTTAGAGTCACGGTTGCTTTTACTAGCTGCTTTGCAGCACTCCTTACACTTACTTAAATGACCATCAGCCATTCCTTTGTGTGCATAAAAAAGGGAGAGACATCTCATCTCCCCGCATTTAGTGCAACGTTTCATGTTCCCTCCAAAAGAAAAGCCCCGCTAATGCAGGGCTATTTATTACCAAGGAATCTCATCGTCGTAAGGAAACTCCTTGCTTCCATCCACCTCTGGTATAGGGGTGGGTATTGTTAAGTCAAGTGTGACTGGTTCCCACGGTGGAATGTCGTCATTACTCGTCTTCCCCATCGGAGTAGTCACCGCCGATTGCGTCGATGCCTTCGTCAACGTAGCGGTCGCCTTGGTCAAGAAATCGAGCAGTCAGTTCATCCAAGTAGGATAGGTACGCATCGTACTTCTCTGCCTTCTTAGATGGTAGGGTGATAGCACCACCCTCAATCATTGCCGCTAGGACTTTGATTGCTTGCTCTCGTGCGAAGCCGATAGCTGTGCGCTTGTCTTTCGCTTCCCAGTCTGTGCCACCTTTGTCTCCGCCTTTCTTACCACCGGACCCGTTGCCACCACGACCAGTACCCTTGTTACCACCTCGACCAGAGCCACCACTAGCACCACCGCGACCACCGCCGCTGCCGCCACGTGAACTGCCACCATTCCCGCGACCACCGCCACGACTATTGCTATTACCGCCACGGCTACCACCACGTGAACCTCCACGTCCCTTTGGTTCTACCTTATCCACCACTTCAAGGGTGTCTTCAATGATGTTGAAGAACTTACCGTTCTCCTCGAACTCAAACGAGACGATAGAGCCTTCACCGAAGTCAGGCTTCTCATTACCAAGGCCGAACATATCCGTGCCGTTTTCGTCCTTAACTTCAAGACGATAGAATGTACCGTTAGCTGTGTTAGAGCTAGCAATCTTGAGGACTTCACCCTCGTTTACAAAGTTCTCTGCCATGTCATTCTCCTAGTAGGCTAGAGTAATCCACCCCATCCATTTTGGTAGGTGGTACTGCTGTTACGACGACCTCACCTCCGTCTATCTCCACCACCTCAGCATCATACTGAGAAGGTGTGAACGGAACTGTGTCACCACTACTCCACATCGGGCCAGCCTGATAGCCAACACCAAGTGGAACGTTGAATTGTAAATCGTAGCACACATCCAGAAATTCGTAGACCCACCATAGGAAAGCCCACTTACTAATCTCATACAGTTCCTCCCGTTCTTCGGGTGGACACTCAGAGATAACTGAATCGTGTACCGTGTTAACTAAGAAAGCCTGCATCTCCTTGCGCTTGAGGATGTGCCAGATTGCAACAAGGGCAATCGGGATAATCTCCGCAGTCGCTAGGTTCTGCACTGGGTAGTTACAGATAGATGGAAAGTCTGCGCAATACCCTGAGCTACTTAGTGTTGCGTTGGGGTAGTAGAATGTGATGCCTGTTACATGGGTAATCTCCTTCTGTCGTAGCACCTTGCCCTGCCACTTCTGTTGAGCACGAGTGATGCCGTCATACTTCTGACGGAACGCCTCGTAGTATCTCATCTGAGCATCAGTACCATACTGCCCACCATACAGTGGCTTGAACGTGTCTGACTTGGCTAGTGTCCGCCAGTCCTGACCTTTCTCACAAGTCTTCTTCGACTCCGCTACCTCCTCCGCAGTACAGTCGTTAATGACTGAGGCTGTGAAGGTGTGCACATCCACGCCATCTACGATGTCCTGACATATCCGAACATCTTGACCTATGAATCCTGCCACTCGGAACTCAATCTGAGCACCGTCCATTTCCACAACGTCCCACCCATCATGCCGTGATGAGTGAAGGGACTTGTACTTTCTGGGTAGGTTCTGAAGCTGGATACTCTTGGCCTTCGGGAACATTGCAAACTTGGTTTTAATACCCGATGAAGACAGCCTGTGCGTAACCGTTTGTGCTTGGTTGAACGTAGCATAATAGATGCAGTCCTCCCTCTCTGTCACCACACCATAGAAGTAGTCCAAGTTCTTACCGAGGTCAGCATTAAGCTGGGCGAATTGCTTCTTCAGTCTTAGGAACTCAGCCTGCTTCTTAGTACGAGGCTTGAAGTGTAGTATCTCCTCACCCGTAGGACGTACAGGTACGCCTCGCTTCTTAGGTTCTTTGAACTTGAGCACATCGTAGATGAACTCTTTCATCTGTGGTACTGAGCGTGGGTTACGCCCTTCTAGCATGAGCATCAGCTCTGCTTCCACCTCTGCCATCTGCTTGGCGGCAGCTTCATGCTTACTACATACGGTGTCCTTATCCAGATGCACCCCGTTCAGCTCAATGTCGGCCAACGCAGGGGACAACAAGCAGCGGTTGTAGAACAGATGAAGTACGTCACGTTCCACCATCTTATCGCGCAGCTTGAGCCACAGGTTTCTTGTCTGGAAGATGTCTGATTTGTTACGGCGAGTCAGTAGTGACACCGGAATGTCACGTGGTGGTACGCCACCTCTCATGAGTTTGTCAACGAGTGGGTCTTTAGTCACGCCCAAGTATTCCTTGGTCAGTGTGCCCAGTGTCAACGCACCCTTCTTACCTGCCTTCAGGTTGCCTGTGAGTACATACTCAGCAAGCATTGTATCGGCTAGCAGTATGCGGGACGGGTCTAGCCCCGCACGTATCAGCCACTTGATGTCGAACTTACCGTTCTGTGCTACTACGAAGTCAGCCTCATACATGTCCTGAATCAGCGTGTCCATGTCGTGGATACCACCATAGACAAACTGCTCATCACCCCGCTTACTCTCACCCCAGCACCATGCGGCAGAGACGATGTCGTTCTGCTCCCACGTTGCATCAGGTGAACGCTCATCCCCATAGGTATCTGTCTCCAAGTCGAGGACTAGGAAGTTCATTGACAGATAAATCTCTGGGTCTAAGTCGAGGAGGAACTTAGGCAGGTACTCGTAGTAGTCTTTAGCCATCGTCATCCTCTACTGGGATGAGGACAAAGGGCTTCCACTTAACCCACGCCTCCGCACCACCGATGTGGTTAGAGTAGATGTGACCGTACATATCGGATGGCTCGTCGAGTGTCACCTCGTAGTTGCACGGCTCATCAGGGTGTGCTCGCACCCATGCTAGTTTAGCTTTCATGTTATTACTCCTCTATCAGTTCGGCCTCTGTGCCGATAAGGAATGTGTAGGCATCGAGAGGGTAGCGGGTGCAGAAGCTTACACCTGCCTCCGCTAAGTGCTTACCTAATACTTCTACCCATTCATCCCCCTTGTCTATCACTTCAACCACAATAGGGAAGGGGCCACCTGATATACCGGAGAATCCACCATCATTTAATATCTTAGCTTTCATGTTAACTTCCTCTGACTGTGCTAGTGAATGGGTCAATCTGACACATCACGCCATCATGAATACCACTAGCCTTGTTCTTACACACGTTGAGGTAGAGCTGACCATACTCCTTCATCTGCTCTGTCACCCCAACACCTATCATTACATCTGCCTGTGCTGCCACCTCCCGTCTACTACCGAACACGTCCGATTGTTCCAGCTTAATCTTGAAGTCCAACGGCTTACCCTTGATGTCAGTGGTAGCTGCCTGTGTTACAGACACACCGACTATCTTGAGACGCTTGTAAAGCATACGCAGTTGGTACATCACTTCAGCCTGAGCCTCATCGAATGCCCCCTTACGTGGGGCTGGGGCTAGGTTGCGTGCTTGGTCTACGATGCAGATGTCGGGCTTGAACTTAATACACAGTCGCTCGATGTCAGTCACCGTACCACCTGCCAGCTCCTTGAAGATAAAGTTCTTATACCCTACCTCCCGTGCTTCCTCAGTGTAACCATCCATGTCCTCCTCTACTTCTTGGAGTGACTTACCCACCATGTTACACACAGCACGTAGTACCATACGGTCTGCTGGGTCTTCGTTACCTACGTAGAGTACAGTCATGTCCTCATACACGTAGTCACCTGCTATCTGGATGTTAACGGCAGACTTACCACCGTTCACCGGACCGAAGATAATAACGTGGTCACCCTTCATCATGTTATACACGATGTCACCTAGTATCTCAGGCAGTAGGGATAGGTCAGCACCCTCACGCAGTGACTTGGTCAGCTCCTCAACTGACACGTCTTGGTACACCTCGAACAGTTCATCCTCGTCCTCATCGGAACGGACACCCAGTTCGTACACGTCGTTGTACTCAACGGACAGGGCTGCTGCCTTCTGCTTATCACCGGAGGCAAAGGCCGCTGTCATCTCAGCACCTATGCGCTTCAGGCGTTGCTCAGTGAGTAGTGTAATCAGGTTGGCGGGTGATGGTTCAGGTAGATTGTTAATCACCGTGGATAGTTTCTCATAGGCCAGTGGCTTCTGAGCTTCGATGGTATCGAGCAGCACGTCCACGTCTATGGACTGGCACTTCTTGTCACGTCCGTAATACTCAGTGATGAACTTGAATAGCACCACCCCATTAGGGGATAGGTCAGCTTGAGATTCCAGCTCTATCACTACATCAAAGGCGTGTCGCTCTGCGATACAAGCGGAGATGATTGATGCTTCACTCTCCATTACTCCTCCTTACCAACCGGAGTTAACGTCAAGGTACACCTGCACCTGCTTGCGTTCTTGGTTCATAGCAGGCATGTGGTAGAACGATAAGCGGAAGAAGAAACGCCACTGTCGTTTAGTCGCAGCCGTCCCACGATGCAGAGCAGAGCGGTTGAACATAGCGATGTCACCATTCGCTGGTGTGTAGCGGTGCAAGTGCTCGGCCTTGCCTAGTTGCTGGTTAACCCAGCCCCATACATTCTCACCTTCAGGCACAGCCTTCAGCTCTACGTCCTGCGCAATGAACTCAGTACCGCAATGACCCTTCGGTCCTGCATCTGAGATGGTACAAACGAAATGTTTGATAGGCTCGTGCAGTGTAGCCAAGTCAGGCTGTGAGTCACGGTCTTTACGGATGACACCATCACAGTGCCAGCCTGCGATGCATGGGTACTGGCCTTTCATCAGCATCACCACCTTGGTATCAATCACCGGATGGTAACCTAGCTCAGCCATCTCTTGTACTGTACTGTCCCACTCAGCATGAGCGATAATGCGTTGCAATACCTTCCACGTCAGAGGGTAGCGGTCTTTGTTAGAACGGATGTGCTGGACAGTAGCACCATACAACATCACCTCGTCTTGAATCTGTTGACTAGTAGCAGTGACGGCAGGTACATCTACCTTGTAGATTTTTGGTTGGAATTTAATCATTGTCATATCCTTAGCTGCTCTTTGATAGCAGTTACTAGCACTTTGAAGTCGTCGTCTTCCATGTCCTTCGGGTCTTTCCCGTAGAGAGGGACAAAGGTAAGGTGTTCAAAGTGGAGTCCATAATTGTAGACTATCTGTGCTGCCTTAGCGGTAGCATCAGCGTCCAGTACGAAACATACCTTACGTTTGCCACCCTTAACCAGCTCCATGAGCGTGGGTTCTTGCACACTTGTGCCTGATAGGGCAACGCATGGTATCTCTGTGTTGATACGCAGTGCAGATGGGTAGTCCTCCACCACCACACAGTAGTCCTCGAACTGTGCCATGTGGGGAGTCATCATGCAGGTAAGACGGTAGTCTTTGAGTAGCGTATTGTAGTACGCCTTGGCTTTACTCCCTCGCAAGTTACTTTCATTGAGCACGAGGTCATCATACAGTCGAGCAAGGTAGCCTTCATGTGTACCAGTCAGGCTCTTGATTGGGTACAGCACCCGCTCTAATGGTTCAGACCACAGCACCCCGTTAATCATCAGCATCTCCTCGTCTGCCCACCAGAAGTAGTCAAGCCACCAGTCCAGTACATCATCGGGTAGTGGCTCAGGGTCTAGCATACGGGTGTGTAGCTTAGGCTTACGTACCTTGTTAGTGGTAGGACGGTAGCCCATAGCTCCGACCTTACCCTTCAGGCTACACTTGACACGGTAGCACTTGTAGAATAACCCCTCGGCTGTGCAGTAGATGAGCATCGAACGCTCACCACTGTCACCACCACCACATGAGGGGCACACCAAGTGTTCCGACCTGTCACCCACAGCTAGGTCAGTGGACATGGAGAGGATGTCATCATCCCACTCTCTACCCACGTCACACCTCTGGTATTAGGTTCATCCAGTCTAGCCCTGCGAATACACAGATTAGACCGAGTACAATAATGATGATGTAATCTATCTTGTCGTACTTATCACCCTTCAATTGAGTGAGGCCGAAGAAGAAGCACATCCCGATGAGTAGGGACACTAGTCCATATACGTACCACATTACTTCACCTGCCCTAGCTCCAAGCACATTAGCTCCGCTTGTTCTTCAGTGAACTCAGCGAATGCGAAGTCGTACACTAGACGTGAGTTGTCCTTGTACCCTAGCACTAGGCGCTTGCCTGTAGTGTGGCGGTACTTGATGACACGCTGACCATTACGCTGGTTGTGTGTAAGGATAGCCTTGGCATCGAAGTGTTTCTTAATGATGTCCAGTGCGTACACTAGTGGGTCAAAGAACATACGGTTTGGGTTCTTTTTCTTAGGGCGACGTGTACCATGCAGTGTATTAGTTCGTTGAGTCATGAGCAGATTCCTCTTGCAGTTTGTTAGATTGTTCCAAGATGTTTAGATAGTCTTGGAGTGAGTGCCATTCACCGTTGTCATCAACGACACCGATGTCAGGTGTGTCTTCGAACAACAGGCAGAAGTCTAGGTACTCAATGAGTTCGAGCATACGCTCAGCTTTCTTACGTGTGACTAGGATGTCACTAGTCTGACAACCAATCACCTGAAGCGGAGGTTCAGTGAACGTGGGTAATGCATCATGTTCCTTCATCAGTTGATGCGTCTCAATGAAACGAATCATTGCATCACGGTTAGCAAACGGACCTTCCTCCGTACCATCAGGGCAGCGTACCCAGTCCTCGAAGTCTGGGCCTTTATACATGTGGATGTAAGGGAAGATGTCACCCACACTGTGACCACGTAGTCCGCCATTGGATGCTAGATGTCCACGTGTAGCAGCGACACCCGCTTGCATCTCATCAGCCAGTTCACCTATCTCGTGGATGACCTGACGTTGCACGGCGTTCACCTTGTGTGCTGGGTTGGAATGGATGTCAATGGTGTGTACTTGCAGTTGCATCTCTGCATCCACATCTTCATGTGACCACACCAAGTCGAACTCCGTCTCGCAGTCTTGCATGTTGACGGGTAGACCAGAGCGGTCATAGTTCATAGTGCTATGCCAGCTACCATCGGGACGGTACAAGGCACACGACCACACTGGATGCTCAGAGTCGGGGCGTAGCTTGCTCTCAATGCGAGCACGGTAGCCACCACGTGTCCATAGTACAGAGCCAATAGCTTGACGACGCAGGTTAGGGACACGACGTACCAAGCGTAATGCTACTGCGTCCACTCTGTCTGCTGTTGTACCTTGAATATGGTCGGGAGTACCAGACTCACGCCAGATGATGGTGTTACCTTCACCTAGTTCAGTGCGGTATCCGTTGTGTCTGCATACAGTGAGTACAGTGTGACGGTTGGTAAGGAACTGACCGAACTCGCCAGTCGAAAGTAACTTTGATAGTTGAATAGTCATGGCTATTCCTCCGTGTTTCTATTGGTGATTCTACCTGCCTTGAATGTCCAAGGGTCATCGCAAGTAGAGTGTGTGCGTTTAAGTTGGTAGTTAGTAAAAGGAATGCAGCAACCTTTAGGGTGACCGAAGTCTAGGTAATACCCATAGGTGTGTACCGTATCCACCCGTAGTTGGAGACGAGCGCCGCAGTGAGGGCAACAGAATGGGATGCCTATCTCTACTGTCTTGAGTACATAAGCTGGCACTGGTTCGTAGTAGCCATACTCAGGAGCAGTGAGCATCACTCTGTCACCTGAATGAAAGAGTAGCAGATGCATACTGTTACCTAGTGAATGGTGTGTACACCTGAACGCTCAGCAAAGATAGCATCAGGCATACCAATGGGAGTGAGTCCCTGTCCTTTAATCTCACACGTGACTAGTGTCATGTCAGCAGTAAGCTCATAGGATAGGGGGCGAATGTGTTGAGGGGGAACCTTCGCTTCTTTGGCGATGGCAAAGATGATGTCGTTAATCCAGTCCATTGTTACTATCCTCATGCGGGAAAGTCTTCGGGTAGGTACTGACTAGCAAAGTAATGCAGCCATGTACCCTCGTTACGCTCGTTGAGTTGACGAGCTTGGTTGATAGCGTTGTAGTAGCAGTCAGCCCCAGTGTATGCACGTTCTACCTCATACACCGGAGCGTCATAGCCACGCTTAACCATCTTGATTACGTAGCACACTCGTACCATTGGCACTCTCCTTATCGAGCTGCGCCTTCATACGGTACAAGTTCACACCCACTTGGAGTAGGGCGTAATGCTGAGCATGTGTCATGCGTAGCTTGCCGATACCCTCAAGCCGTGCGATAGCAGCATCGAGATGTTTACTTAGCAGACTGACATCCATTAGTATTCTCCTATCACCTCAGCACCGTGGCTCACCTCAAACTCTAGGTCAGCACGGGTCATGTTAAATACTTTCTGGTCTTGCTCGGAGTACACTGAATACACTCCATCAGTACCAGTCTCAAATAGAATTTCAAGTACGTCGTTTTGCATAACTATTCCTTAGCGTGTGCACGCATCTCGGATTGATTTCATTAAGTCCACGTCAGGGTCGGGCACATCAGGCTCCCACTCATTAGTAGACTTGCGGTTGGGTTGACCAATACCGTAGGTATCCACATCAGTATGGGTCATAGCATCTAGGTTGTCATCATGTACTGGGTCATCAGCAGGGATGCGGCCAATAGGTTGAGCAGCTACACTACCATTGATGTAGTCAATCATGCCCATCCACAGAGAGATACCATTACCTGTTAGTTTGCGCTGATTGTTCTGCATCCATCGACAGATGCTAGGGTAATGCTGTCTATTAAAGTCATCGACCAGTTGAGTAGCTAGCCCGTGGCCTATGTGCTGCACGAATACATGGTGGTCATCACGGATTGCCTCCTTAATGCTACCACCTACTCTAAGGTGACGACGTGGGTCGATAGGTCTACGCCCATGCACCTTGTCATCAGGGATGTCTCGGTATACGTTACCCATAGCTACGCCCTCACTAGTAGTGCATCACATTTAGCACGCGAGATAAGCACGCACTCTTGACCGAATACTTCAGCCATGTCAGCCGCAATCTCTTGCACTTGACGCCATGCATACTTGCGCGTCACCTTGTCGTCATCGACTAGG